CATTGTATGCTCTAAGTAAATCCACAATAATAGGCATTCGTGCCTTTCTGAATATTGGCCTATTCTTATCTTTATCTTGTGAGGCGTCTATCATAGCCTGTATGCAATCCTCAGTTATTTTGTTGGGATTATTTGCCTTATAATCTATCAGCCAAGATATTTCTCTCTTGCTAAATTCCTTTACAACTCCATAGTGATGCTGCATTTTAGACCTAGATATTTTAAAGCAATCAAATGCTCCAGCTAGTATAAGACTTTCAAACGCTCTTTTGTTTACCTTTGGAGAAACAAGTAATAGGAAACACGACCAATCACACTCCTTAGGATCAATATTTTCTGAATCCATGTGGTTAATCATTTTACGAAAGACAGAAGACCCAACACCTTTTACATTTGTAAGCCCGTATCTTGGGTGCTGCTCTATAAGCTCAAACTCCTCATTCATATGAGCTATACTAGGAGGCATTGTGTTTATACCCATTATTTTAGCATTGTTAACAAGCTCTTGAACTTCAATAAATGTGTCTGGTTTTCCGACGGAATGCTTCAGGTATGAAGTAAAGAACTCATGCGGGAAATGGGCTTTGGCATACGCAGTCATATATGAGTTGTATGCATAGCTTACAGAGTGAGACTTATTAAAAGAATACCTTTGTGACTTTTCAATCCAGCTAAATATCTCTTCGGCCTCTTCTCTAGTTACAATGCCATTGGTCTCAGACTTTTCTATGAATGACTTTTTAACTTCTGCCATAACGCTGGCTTTCTTTTTACCAATAGCTTTACGTAGAATGTCTGCCTCTTGAAGATTAAACCCAGCGATTTCCTGAGTGATAAGAATGGCCTGTTCTTGGAAGACTAAGATACCATAAGTGTTCTTGAGTATAGGCTCAAGCGACTCATGGAAGTACTCGACAATATCTACTTTATGTTTTCTGTCTATGTAGTGCATTGTAAGGGTCTTGCCCTTAACAACAGCTTCTAAACAGCCCGGACGCATAATAGCTATTAGGTCTGAGAGCTCATCTATATTTCTTGGCTTAGCCTGTTTCGAAAGAGATCTTCCTAGTTGAGATTCTAACTGAAAAACACCCTTAGTATTTCCCTCACATAGAAGGTCCCATACCTTTGGGCATTCTAGATTCATTTTAGTGATATCAGTATTGAAGATGACTCTTCCTTCTTCATCTTGTTCTAGCTGGCATCCGCATTCCAAAGTAATCATTCGCTAAAGGCACCTTTGAATTTACTTACACTGGATTGTTTTCTCTGAAACTTTAAGAACTTAACCATTAGCTTTGCTTCGTCAATAGTATCAGATAATGCTTCGTGAGCTTGGCCGCTTGCTTCAAGGCCAAAGAAATCTCGAAAGGTATCTAGCTTCATACCGTTGGGTTCGTCCAAGTTTTCAAACCAAGTGAATAAAATATCCATCATATCAATCTTCGTAACTGTAGATAAAGGCATCTTAGTTTTATACTTTTCAGAAAGTCTCTTTAGGATAGGCATGTCGAACCCTATAATGTTATAACCGGAAGGGATTGGTTCTGTGTACCACTGTCCCGGCCTCTTATCTACTTCATACTTAGCGCAATACGACATGAAGTTTTTCCAAGCCACCTTTTCTGTCTGACCACTTTTCCAATCCTTGATGATATCTTCAGACTCTACGCCTCTTGTTTTCGCGTGCCAAGCTATAGTGTCTTGTCGGGCCTTGGTGAAATATTCTTCATCGTCAATTCCATCGGGCTTAATAGTAACACTAAAAGCTTGATCCTTTTTAATTTCTAATGTTCTTGGGTCAACAGGGACAGCCGCCAGCTCCACTGGGTTACAGCTATACGGATCTACTCCGTCTGTCTCCAAGTCAAATACCATAATCCATCTTCTGTTAATCATCTTGTTCCTCGTTTATAATAAAAAATAACCCTTTTGTGTTCACGCTCGCTTCGCAGTCAAGAAGGGCTAAACTTACTGGATGAGGTGTGAGCGAAACCCCGACACTATATTATACCGGCACTTTATATGTATCCCTGATAATTCCCGGCATTTCCATAATCTTATCTAACATCTTGATGCCCAATACATCTAACTTAAGCAATCCTGCATCTTCGCACGAAGGCCCCTCAAAGCCAGCGAGCTGACCCTTACCTTCTTTATCGATGACCATTGGACATACGTCATATATTGGCTGTGGTGACACAACAACGCCAGCAGCATGCTTAGATTGTATGATCTTTGTGTCTTCAAGTCGGATAGCTTGCTCGAATATCTTTGCAAACTTACCCTGAAGATTTCCATCATCATCGACGTAACACCATTCCTTTAGCTTGTCTTCTCTATTCTCAAGAGCCCATGTGATAACAGACGCAGTCCCTAGTTCATCCTTCATGTCTTGAAGTTCGTCAGAAATCTTTGCTTCATCTAAGATATGTGATGTGATAGCGTTCTGCTCACTGAAACTAATGTTTCCTCTTGCTGCCATTACCCTCTTTAGAGCTGCTCTACCTTTAAGGGTTTGAAAAGTTACAATCTGGGCAACGTTATCCTCCCCATACTTTTGTTTAATGTAATCTATAATATCGTTTCTGGACTGCTTAGGAACATCAATATCAATATCGGGCATTGATACTCTACCTCCAGCATTACGACCAGCATTATAGAATCTTTCAAAAATCAAATCATGACGCATCGGATCAATCTTTGTTATATCCATTAAGTAAGAAACCATACATCCTGCAGCGCTTCCCCTTCCGGGCCCTGTAAGATATCCTCTCGACTCAGCATATTGTATGATATCTCTAACAATTAGAAAATAACTTGAGAGATTGGTCTCTGTAAAAATCTTAATTTCTTTATTAACTCTATCTCCATAATCGCTAAACAGAGAACCCTTTGCAACATGGTCCATCTTATCTGCCCAGCCTACCCTACATAATTCCCTCAAGTAACTGTTTGGAGACATTCCATCTGGACAGTCAAACACTGGAGGGTTGGGAGGCCCTAGAATATCATAGTTGGTACACGCATTAGAGATATCTATAGTACGTTCAAGTTCCTCTTCTGTGTGGAACTCTCTCATATCGTCATAGGTAGGGATATGATAGTTGTTAGAATTAAAGAAAGTCCCTAAGAACTTAGACTTCCCTTGTTTCAATTCTGACTGTACCTGACCAATGCTTTTCCTCAGAGATGTGCATAATAGTACCCTTTGGTCATGAGCATCTTCACGACGGCAATAGTGCGCGTCTGGAGTAGCCACACAAGGAATTTTGGTCAGCTTAGAAATTTCTCTTAGCTTTTCTGCAACTTCTTTAGCCTTTTGATTTATAAGAGAATCAATAAGTTGGATTTCTATATAGAAGTTACCTTTTCCAAATGCTTCTTGCAGCCTCTCTGCTTCTCGTATACCATCGCTTTGCCAGTTGGGGTTGTCCATCACTGCAGTTGCCAGCCTAGATCCTAGATGTCCACTAAATGAAACCAGAGAGCCATTAGCTTTTGATGCAAGCTCCATGAAATAGTCGGTGCCAACCCTAGGCTTATGATAGAAGTGTTCTACTTTGTTTGAAATGGAAACCATCGAAAGTAGGTTCTTCCAGCCCTCCAAATTTTTTGCTAAGACGACCTGATGAGCCAGTTTTGAATTGTCAGGTTCTTTTACCGTGGCTTCTCTGTTGCTGATATAGAACTCACACCCCAGAATGGGCTTGAATCCCTTTGATATGGTTTTATGAAAGTCGATTGCTCCGCTTACAGTTCCGTGATCTGTCAGTGCGCAGGCGTCTACCTCTATCTCTTCTAGTCTTTTTGCAATGTGCTTTGTTTGGGACAGGCCATCTAAAAGTGAATATTCGCTATGGACATGTAACGGTACGTATTTCATACTAAGGCCTCGGATATGTTTGTGTATAAATCTCTTACAGCTAAATTATACATGTTAACATGCGTTTTGAAGTTATTACTTTTATCAATTTTCCCTTTTTCCCAAAGTTCGGATCTTTCCCAAAACTCATTCGCTGGCATAAAGCCGCAAAGCCAGACCTTTTTTAGGCCATAATATTGTTTTGGGTGAGCCTTTGTCACTCTGTTAAACTCTAGACTAATAAAGGCGTAAATATCAGGTCTTTGATGAGAGCTTGTTTCTGCAACAGAAACGTCATAGTTCGGCCTTGGTGCAACAGTACGCCGCTTTGTTTTGACCTCTATTCTCTGAGTCTCTTCTATAACGTGCTGAGTCTGAACCAGAAGATCATGATTGTACTTGTCTAGACCTCTATTGTTGCTCACTATTTCAGCCCCGACATAAGGAGCGAGAGCTTCTTCTCCTAGATATCCAGCAAGGTTTCCTGCACCTTTAAGGATTGAATTATTAATATAGCCAAGAGATGCAGCCTTTTGTTTGGCCCTAGCTATCATTTCTTTATCAAATGGCAATTCTATAGTCATACTTCTCCCGGGGCCTGATACTTCCCAATGGTGTGGTCTGGTGCTGTACAATTCCCAGTCACCCACTCTATTCCGTTTTCTTTAATCATAGCCATTGTTTGTTCGCACTTTGTGAGGGGTGCGCCAAACATATTATATAAAGGCTCGACATGAGTATCTTCATAGGTACTTTTTCCTGCCGCGCATAACTTACTACACTTCCAGCTTTTTATTTGCTGTGGGCGAGTTGTCTCTTTTATAACTTCAAACTTAGCCTTTATCATCTTCATAGTTTCTTCAATGTCGCTATCTTGAAAATGTAAAGTAAAAGGCCCTCCATCGTTCATGAAATGTATAGTGATTAAAAAGGACTTAACGTGTGGATACATTTTTTTTACAGCCAAATGATACATTCTAAGCTGTGGGTCGTTCTGCAGCTTGGCAGGAGTCTTCTCTTTCCCTGTCGCCCAGTCAAGGCGTCTTCCTGTCTTCCAGTCAATGATCTCATAAGTATCATCTCCTACGTCCGTTATTAGGTCAATAGTCCCCTTTAAGGAAAGGTTGCCCTCCAGTACTGAGCCATCATCTAGTGTGTAGCTATATTTAGCCCAGTCTTCTTCAACCTCAAAGTCAAAGTGAGGCTCTGCGTCTACCACAAGTCTATTTTTAGGGTCGAACAGTCCATCGTCATCGTTGAATATTTTCCAAACCCACTTACGGCAGTGCTTAAGGTCAAGTGGTTTCCAGTCGTGGTGCGTAGTCCTAGAGGTGTAGTATTCGTAGACCTTATCTATAATCTCATCTAGGTACTCTGGGTCGTAGTTGGATGTTTCAATCTCACCTATCTCGGTGTCTTTAAATGTTTTGTGACCGTCCTGTAACGACTTCTTGCACATCGCTGCCAGCTCAAGCACCTTATGCACGATAGTTCCTTTGTCTGCTTTCTTGCCCGAATTACCACGCCAACCTAGTGTGTATTCGTGGTAATACTGCATAGGACACATCCTATGAGAATTAAAAGAGCTGCTTCTAAAATATACAATCGGGATACTCATTGTTTCTCCATTATTGGAATTACGTTTGGTAAGTGCTTGATGGCGATGTGGATCATTTTGAGTTGTTTCTTGATGCTCATGTCTTTATTATCAATCACCGAGTCACACAGAGCGAAACATTCTTCGATCTCTTTTTCGCTGGAGTGCTCATCCGCTTTGCTGTATGGGTCTCTAGTTAGCCCAAGGATGAAGCCACCCTTTTTTTGAAGACAAGAAATCTCATTCTTAAATCGAACATCACAGATAAGAGCCACCTCCGGCTTATCCTTCTGGATTTTACGGAATAGACTATTGATCCAAACATCAGGGTCTAGCTTTCTAAAAATATCTGTGCCGACATACTGTAGAACCTCTCTTGCTGTCATCTTTTGCGACTTGATTTTTTCATTAGGATGTGGGAGGCGACCCCACTCAATAGCTGTCTCGGAGTTCTTTTCTTTATCTGTTCCATATGCTTGGCAGTACTCTAGTCCAAGAATACTAACACATAAGTCTTTTAAAGTATCTGCAAGCCCATATATTTTTACAAACTTACCCAGACTATCATTAAATAACTTGTCTACATTTAAATTTTTATTAGTAAAACTAAACCACTCTTCACCGTTCACGGTCTCTCCGAATATGTCAGTGATTTCAACCTCTCCACCTTTGGAGAGTCTGGCCTTTTTGCTTATGCCAAGTTCAGCCAGCTTGAGCGCGATAATGTAATTACAAGCAGTGTTTTTACCGCTTTGTTTTTTTCCAGCGAACCCAAGTATTTGAGTCATGATTGCTCCTCGTTTATAATAAAAATAACCCTTTTGTAGTTTCGTTCACTTCGCAGGTAAGAAGGGTCAAAACTTACTGGATGAGGTGTGAGCGAAACCTCTTAGCTTCTATGCTCTGGATAAGTGTCTGCCAAAACTTCGAGACGGTCTAGGGCATCCACAAGAAGATCTAGGGCCTCATCTAGATTTTGGTGAAAGTCACCAGTTGAGTGATCTCCAATCCCAGCCGCGTTGTTTGTTAGCAGCTCAAGAGATAATTTGGCTCTTTCTTGGTCTGCAATTGCCTTGTGCCATAGATAGCTAATAGCATAGTTTTTGACATCTTCTCTAGTCATTCTAAATTTCCTTATAAACATTCATAGCGTTTTCAATAAAGGGTTTAATATCTGAAGTAACAGTATCCACATTTAATTCTGCAATATCTGCCCCATCAAAACTTGGGAAGTATAATCTATAGAGCCTTCCACACTGCTCTTCTATTTTTTTAGCTGCCTTCTGGCCTGCGTCATCATTATCCATAAGGCAAATAAGAGACAATGCTCCAGACTCGTCTAACAGATTCTTTTGGTCATTATTAAATGCAGTTCCAAATATAGCAACCACATTATGTATTCCAGCTTCGGCAAGTCTCCAAACATTTCCCGGAGATTCGACAAGAATCGCAACTCCGCTTTTAGATATTTCATCCTTGGCTACCCAATAATTATACAGCCATTTCTCTTTTTGGAAGCCCTTGCTGTGCATCCATTTGGGAAAATGACGACATTTTTCTTCAGGGCTGTGATAGTTGTTACAAGATGAACACTTTTCAAATATACTTCTTCCTGTACATCCGACTATAAATTCATGGTCATTATCATAAATAGGGACGACGGCTCTCTGATACATAGGCTTATTACGTGTGTCGCAATATCCTACGTCGTAGTCCTCAAGAACCTTCTGAGAAAACCCTCTATCTAAGTAATACTTACAGGGAACTTCTACTTTATCTCTATATATTTTCTGGGTGATACCACCTTTCTTGGCGGCTTCTGAACTTAAAGTATTCACCAAGTTATTAAAGTGTAGCTTCTCTACATTGTGATTGTCAGACTCTAGCGAGTTGAAGTCTTTCTTTAAAAACTTAAGCAGGAAGTCTACAGACTCTTTAAAGGTCGCCTCTTTGTCCCCCTCCTTTTCCCAACCATTATTTACCCTAGATAAAATCCCCCTCACTAGGTCAATCATCCCGTTGCCAAAGATTTCCTCGCACTGATGAGTCCTACACTTATAGTGCACCTTAAATTCGCCATTGGGGTAAAAGTTGAGGGCTGTTGGATTATCCCCTCCATGTATGGGGCAGACAGACTTCATTAGTATATCATTTCTGTACGCTATAGTCATTCCAAAATAAGAATATATTTGATCTATATATTGGCCAGATATTTTAGCTAGTGTTCGTACTTTGGCGTAATCATATTTTTTAGAATGTGACATCTTCTGAACCATTAAAAAGCTCTCCTTCTTCCATGACGCTAACGCCGCTATCAAGCTCAAAGGCAGTCTGACCTTCAGTTACCTTACCTATTTTTCCTGTAAGCTCTACGTTAATATAGTCTCCAGACTCAAGGCCTTCTCCATGTCTTGCTATAAGAGGTACCAGCTTCCTGTTACCATTTTCTGGGCCATCCTTAGCAATCTCTTCATCAGACTTATGTTTGTAAATACTAAAGTTAGAGCAAAGCCAGATGATTCTGTCAGAACCGGAAGCTGTGTCTGTGCTCTCTTTTGTTATTCCGTCTCTATTCAATTGGATGAATGTCAGAATAGGAACCTCATATTTAAGAGACAGATTATGCAGGGCCGTTATCATAAAACCGAGTATCTGGAATTCCTTCATATCTCCTTTAATCTCGGCTGAGTCCATAAGTTTAAGGTAGTCGTAAATAATTACGCAATCATTGGCCTTTCCCTTATCATTTAATCCTGCGACCCTGCTAATCCATCTTCTCATGACCGCCACCTGCTCTTCAAAAGCAGCTCCTCCAATAGTCTTGAAGTAATATGGTATATCTTTGATCTCTCTAGCAGCGTCCGTTACCTTTTTTCTAGTCGCCGGATCGTCTGCAAACTTTCCTGTTTCAATATCGTTTATAGGGACTCCAGAAAGCATGGCCATCATCCTGTGTTGATGGTCTTCTTTTCTCATTTCTGTATCTAGATTTAAAACTGGAATACCGCTCTTTGCAATATGTATACCTATGTTATCTGCCAGTAGGGTCTTGCCGGTCTTTGGGCGTGCTCCGATAACATTGACAGTTCCTTTTCTAAGACCTCCTCCAATAGCGAAGTCATATCTTGGGAAGCCTGTTGGAACCCCTATCTGATCGACACATTCCTCTGCAAGTTCGTCTAAATGAGCCTCAACATCATCAAACATCTTTGTTGGGGACTCGTCTTCTCCAGCAATAACGGAGGTGACATCCATGACTGCGTCTTCAGCTATCCCTAGGATTTTTGCGATAGGCTCGTCGCCCTTGACATCAAGATATTTCTGTTTAGTTAGGTCTAGTTGATCATACATCATTCTGGCTATTTCTAGCTTGCGTATTTTGGCTGCAAACCTACGAACATTCTCCAGAAGTACTGGGAATTTAATCACAGAGGACATGTGCTGTACTTCTTGCGTATTGAAGAAGTCTGAAAACCCGAGCTCTTTTGCTGCAGACATCATGGTAGGTGCGTCCATAGGGGTGCTGTCATCAGCTTCTAAGACATGCTTCATGCATGAGAAAAGAACGATATTGGATTCGTCAGTGAAAGAAGATTCGCTAACAATATCTGAAACATCGTAATAAGCCTCTGCCCCATAGCGAAATATTCCTGCTAGGATTGCTCTTTCTGCTGGTAGATCATTTAACATATTATTGGCCGCCTGTTATACAACGATTACACTTCCATCGTTCTCTGTTAAAGATTTGGGATGGAAACATTTTATAGTCTCTTCCACATGATGAACAGCGAATCGGTTTTTTTTCTGCTGATCCACGCTTCCCTCTGTTCGGATTTATTTCTGATCCACTGTCTGCCTTCTCGGCCTCCTTTAGCTCTTTTTCTTCCTCTGGACTAAGCCTGATAGTAGATATAATATCATCAAACTTATTTTCAAAATTGTCTTGAGGTCTTTTATTGTTATTAGACTTTTTTCTCTTGCCTTTTCCACGACGTCTATTCTTATTCTTCTTTTCATCACCCAAAGCATCACGAATCTCTTCCTGACTGAATTGTTTAAGTAGATCTTTTAGCTGTTGTTTATCCATGTCTATTTATTTTCGATCTCTGAAGGTTAATATATAGGTCGCTTAGGTTTTTTACAGAGGTAGCCAAGTAGGTTAGTCTATCAGCCCTCTGTTGAGCATATGTTTTAATGTTATCTAGCTTGGTTGCATACCCATCTTCTTTAATAGCTTGATAGTACTGACTATCCCACGACCCACTGTATTGTTGTTCTCTTCCTGAGATCATTTTCTTCAGATTAGAGGTCGCCCAATTAACCCTAGCTATTTCTCTATTATAGGATCTTTGTAGATAAAAGGAAAAGCCTCCGAGAAGAAGGGCTGCTTCCGCGCACTCCTCAACAGTTAGCTTCTCCATTTGTTGTCTTGGCATAGACATATACTTTTTTACAGATTGGTCATGGAAGTCTTCAGGGTAGCTGCCTATTCCTAATTTTCCCTCGTACTCATCGAGCACTGCTTCTACCTGCTCTAGTCGTTCCTTTGCTGTATCCTTAGTCTCCATTTGTCTATACTTTCATTGTATGGTAGTTCAACGTATGTGATATTATTATACTCGCACCACTCTTGTTTTCGCCGGTCTTTTTTCTTTTGATTTGCAAAATCTTGTGCTGAGGTGTGAAAAAGAGAATTAAATTTATAATGTTGCTGACCGTGCACCTCTACGGCGAGCTTAAGAGTATTTATATAAAAGTCAAAATATGATTTTTCATATCTGGTCAATGGGGCAAGAACTTCCTCTAACACCTGAACGGTGGGAAAAAGCTCAATGAGCAATTTCCTCGCCGCCAGATGAAGCTTGGAGCGTGGACGCATATCGTTTGCAGCCACAGCGTAGCCGCTAAGCTTCCACGTATGAACCTCATTATTTAAATCTCTGATTTTCATATTAACTCCATGATGTTTTGGTTTTTCTCCACTTTACGATTATGAACATCATAACATATCGTATTAGGTAATAGAGAGACCTACGCACTTGTCTTTCCTAGACTTTATAGTTAAGGTGCGAACTTACTATGTTGGGAAGTCTAGCTCCCGTATTTTTTCAGCACATTTTCTTCACTATCTTTGTACATCGAAAAGGGAACTTTGTTCTCATAGAATAGCAATGCTCTATCTCTAATATTTTTTGCTGCATTTAGATGAGATACGTCTGTGTGAGCACAGGAGAGGCACTCAAAATCGTTACCGTCTCTATTACCCTCGTCACAATGTCCGCAATTGTTGCACATTTGTGAGGTGAAGAATGTCGGAACTCCGTAAAATGGTATGTTCAAGTCTTCGCATTTTTTTTGTAGAATGGAGATAATCTTATCTTGGCCAAAGCTACCGTTCTTGTGACCTGTTGATACATTGTCTATGCAAACTAAAGACTTGTTTTCGATAGCTTTATCCACGATCTTCATGACGTATGGCTCTATCATCTTCTCAACTTTCTTATGTTTGTTTCTCCATCTTCTTCTGTAGTGCCTTCTTTGGGACGACTTCAATAAGCTTTCATGGCGTTTTTTGTTTGTTAAGATCTCGTTGAGAAGCCTTAGGTTTTCTAGCTCGTCTGCGACATCGTCGGGCATGCAGACGATCTCACCGTCCTCAAACGAAATCCAATAGTCTTTATCTTTATTTATATCAAACGATATTGTAGATTCAAACTTATAGAGAGGGTCAACCTCGTTTACTGTGGTGCACATAAAAAACTTTTGCTCTAAAGATAAGTTTCCTCCCACTCCTTTTTTTAGATCTAGCTCGTTGAGGCTATTGAAATTAGTGCATTTTCCAAACGGCACTTTTAGCTCAGGTTGGGAGCCTTTCTCTTGGTTGTGACATGGAAAAAGAATGTGGTCGTCTTTAACTTTTACGAACCTATCTTTTACATGAATACCTTTTTGAGAAAATTTTATCGTCGGCATTTTTTTTGTTCTATTTCTTTTGAAGAAACCTTTGTATCTTCTGCCAACATAGCCCACTAAGTCTCTCTCATATCCATTGAGTGGCTTTGTCCAACCAATTGAATTAAATATATGCTTATGCTTGTCTCTGTATTCTTTAAAGGTTATAGTATTTTTATCACTATCTTTAAATCCAAAGCTAGTAACCTTTGTTATGTGTCCGCTTTTCATATCTTTTCTTATCTGTTTTGAGAAGTCATTACAAACCCTAGTAATGATATTGATTTCTTCTTCTATCTTTTTCGTATCTAAAGAAAGAAATTTGATTCCTCTTGTCTTAACTATTTTATTCATTTATATGTTCCTTTAAAAAAACCCTTTTGAATTCGCATTCGCTTCGCAGCTAAGAAGGGTTGAAACTTACTGGATGGGGTGCGAATGAAACCCCGACTTTTGATCTATCATACATTTGCAGTTAAGAAGTCTAACTTACTGCATGAGGCATGTATGGAGCCTCTGATTCGTACATAATTGATATGGCGGGCGTTACGAGAGTTATCCTCTTCTGTTGGAACGTAACTAGCAAATCTTCAGCTAACACCTCCATGAACTCTTCAATTATTTCTGGGTCTGTCTTGGCTCTTGGGTAATTGATTGCCGCGATTTCCCAGCCGTCTTCTACGTATTTCGGAGCACAAACAAATGTGGTTTTTGTGACCCTAAGAGGAACGTATTTCCCAAAAGACTTCTGAACTCGATGTATCTCTTGGAATAGTTTATTCTTATAAAAAGGGGCTTTGGTATCCTCATATATAGATCCAAGATATAGTCTACATTCAAACGTTCCAATAACCTTAGTCTTCATTGTACATTCCCACCATAGTTAAAACCTCTTTTCTGAAATTTTCGTACTCTTCTGGGTTGTCTTCTAGATATTTTGCTAACTTGGCCTTCCCTTGAATCTTTTCTCCATTGGGTAGCTTTAGCCATGCTCCTGCCTTTGAGATGAGACCAAAGTCAATCATAAGGTCGGACATTTCCATCTCCTTCCATATGCCTCTTCCATATCTAATATGGCTTTCTACCTTTTGTCCCGGAGGGCCTATGGCGGAGGTTGTGATCTGCCAGTGGATTGTTTGGCCAATCTGAGTGTCTCCCTGCATCAGGGGAACCGAGTGGCTCGCATGTAGCTTTACATCAACCTGATACTTCAATGCGTTTCCTGATTTTTCTATCTTTGTTTTCCCTCTTCCAAACCTCTGCATATTAGCCATGAGGTGGGTTATTCCAATTACGGTCACTCGATTGATTGGGAGAACGTTGGAAATTCTTCTACAGAACTTTGCTAAAACCTTTTGGACGCTCATGACTTGCATGTCCGAGAGGTCTCCTGTGAGCTCTGCTTCGCTAGATAAAGCTGAGAAGGAGTCTACGACAGCCAAAGAGCCCGGTTGCGTATGAACGATATTGTCAACGATGCTCAGATATTTTTCAGCAGACAGAATGTTCCCTTCTGTAGAGCCGATGATCTGCATCTTTTCTGAGTCAAGACTTAAGTCCGCAATGCCTTCTAGGTCTCGTTTTTTTAAGCGACCTTCTATGTTGGCATAGTAGATCTTACGCTGATAGTGCTTCTGTGCGTTTGCGCAAAAGGTGAGAGCAGTTACTGTTTTCCCTACTTTCTCAGGACCAGTCATTATAAACAATGACCCTTCAGGAACTCCTCCTCCCAGAGCTATATCTAGCTTGGGGCCAACAGACAGAATTTCTAGAGGTCTATCTACGATTGAAGAAGGGTCGTGAAGAACGTCTCCGTACTCCTTGATAATATCCTTATTCATCTAAATCCCTTAGCTTAGAAATAATTGATTTCTGATTATTGTTTGTCTTGTGCTTGACTTCTTCTGCGTCCTTAATATTATACTCTGCATTCGCAGGTCTCTCGATAACTTGTTTCGATTTTTCCTCAACTATTTTTTCAAGGAAGGGAGACCTTAGAGAATATGTAGACCAACACCTTTTGTCTCTCAGGGCGGCGACTATAGATTCTTCGCCGTATTTTTTAATGAGCCTATTGGCTAGAGTGATCTGGTACTTGTAATACTTGCACCAATCTTTGTCCTCCCAAAACTTCATCGGGAGTTCCTTCTTTTCCCTTTGAGCCTTCTTCTCGCAGACGAGCTCTGTTATGTACTGAGAGCCAGATACCCAACCCTTGGGAGAATATCGCGAGGGGTAGCGACTTTTATCACTTCTGTTTTTTGCCATTTCTCTGTCCTGTCTCGCTGGCCTTGTCTGTTATCGCCTATGCCCATTCCTGAAACTCTCATGCTTGGAAAGAACTTCCACAACCACATGACTTGACTGCGTTCGGATTTTCAAAAGTGAATCCACGTCGTTCGAGGCCGTCGTACCAGTCAATAATAGTCCCATCTAGATAAAGATCGCTTTTCTTATCAACCACAACATCAACGCCATAATGAGTATATCTATTGTCGGATAATTCATCAAATTCAGACTCGAACTTGAGTGAATAGCTAAATCCGCTACAGCCACCGCCAACTACGCCCACTCGCAAGAAGGTTGATTCATCAAGATCTTGCTCTGTCTTTACTTTTGCGACTTCTGCCGCTGCTTTTTCTGTAATCGAAACTGACATTTCTAGTGCTCCACTAGTTGATATTGTGTATGGCTGAATGATGGGGTTTCTGAGGCATGTTTTCGCGAAGACTGTCTACTCTCTGGGAGTCAGCTTCAGTCATTACGACCATACCCTTACTTTCATGGGGCTCCTTTTTGTCTTCCTGAAGGTCTCTTATATATTTTGACACAGCAGACTCTTCTCTACCTAGAGCTTTGGCTATCTCTTTGGTTGACATATCGTTAGAATACATGCCTTCGATGGAGTATTTTTCAGTCTTTGTGAGGTTCTTTGCGTTTGATAGCTTTCCCATTATGAGTCTCTTTCTGCGTTGTTGAGCCAAGCGATATTCTTGGTTCTTAGAAAATTAATATACTTATTAAAAACGGTCTCGTTTGTTTCTTTAAATTCCCATTCGGGTCTACCAGCATGCCTCATTTGTTTTTTAGCGGTACCTTCTGAATACATGCCGATAGGATTATAGAGTCTTCCGTATCTGCCTCTTTTTACAAAGTACTTTACTCTTTTCCCTATCGTGATCTTCTTTGCGTAGGCGTCATAGTGGTCTTCCTGCTCCTGATCTAGCCTAGGAAACCCGTCACTGTCTTTTTCTGTCTGCTTCCCAGAAATAGTAAACACGTCCACTGTCTTACTTTTGTCTTCTGTTTTTTCTTCATTAATTTTATGAAACATTATCTATTCTTCTTTCTTCTTTTTTTTGTTGTTGACTCTTTTGTCCACTTAGTAGAACTATCCGGCTTGTCCATTTTTTTCATTCCATCCGTCAGCTTTTCAGATAGCCTGTCCTCTTTTTTGGTTTTCTGTTCCCTTATCATGTCTTCAACTTTATTTTTACCGAGCTTCTTGCTTTGCTTGTCAGCATAGTGACCTATTGTCTTGGCTTCAGAGAGAGAGTAATTATATGCTGCATAGACTTCGTCCTCTTGGAAATTCCTATAGGCTGACTTTTTCTTCTTGCAAGAAGGGCAGTTTCTTTTATCTTTATATTTAGACCTATGGCAGAATATTGACCAACTATGGTCGCATTCTTCGCATATATAACTATATTCTGGCATTGGTTAAGTCTTTTCCTTTATGAAGTAGCTATACTATTATACCGTCAATAAGCTACTTGGCGGGATTAAACTCATGTAATTTTCTAAGAATTTTGCCAACAATATCGCTGCGGATAATGTCACAGTAATCGAGCTCGGAGACAGAAACTCCGTCGATATCATAGAGCTCATCCATACAGGTTAAGAGACCCCCGCTTTGATGTCCTAGATCAGACTGTTTTAGATCGCCGTTGATTACGGCTTTAGAATTTCTACCTATGCGAGTGATGAACATTTTTATTTGTTCAAATGTGGCGTTTTGAGCTTCGTCTAAAATCATGAAACAATCATGAAAGTTTCTTCCTCTCATATATTCAAGAGGGCATAGTTCGATAACTCCCTCTTCTCTAAAGTTCTCGACCCTAGCTTTAGTAAGATACATATTCATTTCCTCTAGAATGGGAACGAGATATGGGTTTATCTTTTCTACTAATGTTCCGGGGAGATGACCAAGACCTCTTCCAGACTCAACAACCGGACGAGTTATAATAATCCTCTTTACCTTCTCTTCCATCAGGTATTCGCAGGCTAACCCAACGGATACGCTGGTCTTTCCTGATCCTGCTGGGCCAGAACAGAACGTAACGTCTGAGTCCTGCATTGAGTCAATGTATAGTTCCTGATTGTCCGTCTTGGCTTTAAGCTTTTTTCTTCTCTGAATTATAGTATTATTAGAGGAGGATTTTCTTTTTCTTGTCATTAACAACTTGATCCTGAGGTGAAGTAGATTTCTGGTATCCAGTCTGAGTCAAAGTAAGGCGCGACACCTGTGACTGAGCATGCTCCAGTCGAAGGTGGACAGCCGGTAAAGGTGATAGCATATCCCCATGTGCAATCGAGGGAGTCTGGCGTACTAGTTGAGTCACCATACTGTTTATCCAAAATTTTCCAGCTATTGCTTAGAATACTACAGCCGCTCGTGGCAGTATTGCAATCATAACCGAAGGTATCATTGTCGTTGGCTATGTAAGTGCCGTTGGGCTGCAAGCCGCTAGTTGGAGTTATATTGCAGTCACAACATGAGCCAGAACTCGACAATTGCCAATATCCGATACCGGGGTATTGCGGTCCGCTTGCGCCCGTTTCCGAGAATGTCCAAGCGCACAAGGAGATATTATCAGCACATCCTGTGGAGAATGGCTCGACTGAGGAGTGACCTCCGCCGTGGCCAGCTCCGGACTGTGTAAGGTCTATTTCGAAGGCTCCTGAGAAACCACCTTGTGTATTTCTATAACCACTAACTGCATGGTTCGTGAGATTGACGTAATCTCCTACTTCAAACAGTGAACTTCCGGAAGAGCATGATCCACTAGCGGGGGCACAGGTGCCAGTGGCACACCAAGCATAATTAATCATGTCCTCTTCGTCAATAGATCCGGGCGAGCCGTAGGATGTTGTAGCGGTAGGGAATAGGTTTCTATCTGTAATGTTGGTGATAGGGCTTCCTGAGGGGCAGTATCTCCGAGCTTTAATAGGGCGAGTTGAATCGGAAGGGTCTTCCATCACATCCGGATCGTCACCATCACAACGAACCACTCGTTGTAAATCGTGGTACCAAGCACAGTTTGCTGGGCTCCACTGTGGAGCATTCCGTCCTGTGGCTAAGCAATATAAATTGCTCTTATCGACGAGATAATGATCAAGGGCTGCTTCTTGGTTGCAGCCGGTCATGAGAATGGTGACCCAT